TCATCTCGTTTTGCTTATGGTCATTGCATCTTGAAGCATTTTAAGTAGTTCTTCCCTGTGTCGGTTTGTCGCGGGAACAATGGCGACTCCTTTTTTCAGAACCTTCACTTCTTCATCATATAAGCCGTATTTATGTAAGAGTTTCGCAGTTTCTTTATATAGTGCAGGCGCATCAAATTTCTTTTCTATCGCAACGTAAAATTGGTAAAGTGCCTCCTTATCATTTCCAATAGTGCAGTAATCAAGCCCCTTTGATTCCTCGAAAAATCCATCTCCCTCTGTGTTTGCAGCCGCTATTATATTCTTTCTGTTCTCTCGCAGAAACATTTTAAGTTCCTCGCCTTTATTTTCCTTCTCACTCGGCACTTCTTGAGTTGTTCTAAGATTTTGTGTTGTTCCTTGAGACCCCGCCATATTTACTCCAAATCGTTGCCTTTCGATTTCACCTACTATTGTTTCCCACTCCTTCTGTCTTCCCTCTGCCGCAATAATTTTATTCATTTCCCATACCGTAAAAGGTTCTCCAAAAGTGGAATCATCCGTTGTCTTATGCCGATGATTGTGCATATAAGGCACATATGCATTCTCTTTCAATTCCTCTATGCCTTTTTCGGTTTAAAGTATATTTTTGTAAAGCCACGTTGTTTGGCAAGTCTTCTTCCGCAATGTCACTTTTTATTCGTTCGATAAGTTCACCCTTTTTTCCCGTAGTAGAAAGGCAATGAGCCCGAAGAATTTCTCTTAACTCGTTCACATTCAGATTCATTAACAAATTGCCTTTTCGTTCCCATTTTATAAATTCACGACTTCTCAATGAATCAAGTAAACTTCCTACATCACGCACTCCATAATCAAACCACCAAAAGCCCGGATACCCATTAGAAGGTTTAGGGTACTTTCCATATTTGCAATATTCCAGCAATAAAATTTCTGGAACATACAATCCATTTTTAGACGGGTATGTCACCGTTTTTCTTTCATTAAAAGGAATCACTTTCTTTTCGAACTGTGTTCCTTCGTGAACTACGAGGGTATAATAACTATCCTGCTGATAATATGGCCTTTCCTCTATCGCAACGCTCGATGAATCCGCATAGTATCGCTTTTGTGTCGCAGTTGAATTTCGCACGGGTGGTTTTGTTTTAGTTTTGTCGCCCTTAAAAAGTCCATCTATAAAATTCAGCAGTGCCATTATATCGTTCCCCTTTATCTCAACAATTTTTTCGGGTCAATACCGTTTCTTTGAAGACTTTGAATTGTTTCCCACAGTTCCTTATATCTATGCACATCTTCGCTCGTCATAAAGACAATATACGTCTTCGAGCCTGTATATAAAGTCACTGCGTCAGCATTCAATTTCATATCAATAATTTTGTCTGCCTTTAAATTAAATCCGCCTTTTTGGGAAATCGCAATGAATCTCTTGTCTGTAACAAAGAATCGGCAGGGGGTCTTTTCCCAATATGTTTCACGTGTTGGTGTTACATGGACGTTAGAACTTCCCACCGATAATCCTTTTGCAATACGGATTCTACTGCTTATCCCAGAAGATTTATATCCCGTTGTATGTGTTTTTTCCTTTCCTATTGAAGCATCAGACATAAAGAGGCACACTTCATCATCATTCAATGCAATTCCAGGATTAGCAGGCACCATTTTTTTGAATTTTTCTTTTGGGCTCAAGCTAACAGATTCAGAATTATTTTTTTGCTCATTCTTACGAAATCTTGAAAAAATTCCCATAAAAATTCTCCTTTGTAAATCTGAACGTATCTGCAATATTTTTATAATAGCATAAATTTCTATGTCCTTCAACAATCGTTCGCCAAAATTAAAAGGCAGGCGCTAAAAACGTCTGCCTTTTATATTACCACTTTGAAATTGTATCGTCATTAAAATAGTACGCCTGAAACACCGTGCCGTCTTCCATAATGAAGCGCCCCTGTGCATCGTGCGGAATCTGCTCGGCTGCACGTCCGTCCCCGATGATGATGGTAGACAGCGTAGTGTCTGCGCGGCCACAAATGCGAATGTTCATGTTGTTCTTAATCTGCCCCGGCAGAATATTAGCGTCCGGGCGCTGGGTCGCAAGAATCAGATGGATTCCAAAGGCACGCCCCTGACGGGCAATCAGCGCAAGTCGTGCTTCAATTTGTGCCAGCAGTTCCTTACGCGCTTTATCCGCACCCGTCTTGTCAAGCAGTTCTGCCACCTCGTCACAAGCAAAGACAATACGCTGCATATAGTCCCCGGACTTTTCGCGGTACTCGATAATGTTTGCGGCATCAACTTTTTTGAAAAGCCGTTTGCGTTCTTCCAAGGTATCTGCCAAGTGGTTCAGGAGTACAAGGAGTTTCGTTTCTTCCGTAATAATGTAGGCAAACTCCTGCCAAACATAAGAAAAGTCAACACCGCCCTTGAAGTCAGCCACATATACAACATCTGCCTGTTGAATTGCCTGCCAGAGCAAGCACTGCACCAATACGCTCTTGCCGCTTCCCGTGTTGCCGCCAATCAGAATATGCGGGGTCTTGTCGATATCAATAATCACATCCCCCGTCAGGCCACGCCCAAGAATCAGCTTGTTGTCCTCATTGCGCAGAATATAGCGTTCATGCCATTCGATGGTATCAAAAACGTGTTCAGGCGGAACGCAACACAGGCTCACCGTTCGGCGGTCATTACCCTCTTTAACGCTGGCTATCAACATATTAAGGGCACTTTCAAGTTCAAGCTGTTTGTCTGCCCATACGGACGCGGGAAAGCCCATGCAGTGATACGTCAGTATAACGGCATTGCCGCACTTTTCTTTTTGCACCAAGTAAGGGGCTTCTCCCGCGCTGTTCGTGAATCCAATGCGGGCAAAATTGTGCTGCATTTCCAATGCTCCCGGCACATAGCCAACGGCGGCAGCGCTAACGGCAGACCAACACAAATAGGTAAATGCCGCCGGTACAAGCATAAGGCCCGCAAGCGAAGCGGGCAGATGGTACGGCCAGTAGATTGCCGCGCACAGTGCCGCCCCCAGCAGCAGGAGCACAAGCAAGGCATGGCGCTTGCGGGGAGACACGACTGCACTGTGCAGCCCCGCCTTTACGGTATTGCAGAAGTTGTGCAGGTTGGTACGAGCACTCAATTCATTGTTGTTCAGATTCGTCATGGTCGTTCTCCTTTTTCGGTTCGACGTGTGGGGGAAGAAGATAACGCTGCTCCCAATCCCCCGATGTAGGATTCAGCACATAATCGGTTCCAAAGTCGGCAAGGTCAAGATAGCGGCGGGAATGTGTAAAATAGCTTATCAATATATTAGGATTATATCCTTTTCCACATTTGCACATTTCCGCAAAGCGTAGCGGAGAAATGATGATGATGTTGGTATAGCAGGCAACAGCATCCGAAAAGCGCGCGGGCAAGGTGCAGTAGTTACCACTCAAAAGACGGCGAATCTCGAACCAAGGGAATTGGCCTACATACTCAGTCAGCACAACCGTCTTTTCTGCGCAGTAGCTATCCCAAGGGTGTGTGTAATCACTTACAACGTATGTATCCGGTGTATGCGCAAACAACTTGTAGGCTTCTTTAGGTGGGAAATTGGCTTCCACATAAATGCAATTTAGGTCACGATAAATCGGGCGGTACTTCTGGCTCATAATTGCAAATCGAATCTTGCGGAGTTCTGCCGAACGATTCCACACGGTTGGAAACTTCGTCAGAATTTCCGCATCATTTTTCCCCTCGCGGATAGCTTGCAGCACATCTTCGCTCAATGTCTTTGACGATTGGCTGTCAGCAGATTTCCGTCTTCCGTCTGGAATGATGCCCCATTCCCAAAAGTTAGCTTCATCATCTGGCAGCTTCTCGCCGAACTTTTCAGGATACTTTTTATACCATGCACCAGTAGGGTCTTTTATCAAGTACTGCCTGACCGATAAAATATTTGCCTTGCAATCTTGCAGCGCTGCCATCGGGAACAATTTGTGCAGATGGCCGCCCAGTTCTTGTGACGGAAAGTATGCCGCAATATGTCCATGTGGTGTGTGTTTGTCATTTTCATCGACAGTCAGGCTTTGTTCCATAACACTTGCTACATAGGTAACGCGCCCTGTTTTAATGTCCTCTTTGAATCGTTCAAGAATTCCCGACTGTTCAAGAGATATTCCATGGTTCTGTGGGTTATTGATTGTAATCAGACACAGACGCGCTTTCGTGCCTAAAATAGAAGTTTTTCGTTTTCCTTTTACACTTTCTGACGTAACGACTTCTGTTTCATTAGCCTTGCCATCAAAGTCTGCTGCTTTTGCCATTGCCATCACCACCTTTTGTATCTCAACGACTTGCTTCTATCTCAACAACTTGTCGTTTTCATTGAGATACTTTTATCATCTGTGCTACGTCTTATTTCTGCACTATCTCAATGTCTCATTGTCGCTCTAAGGTAATATTCCCCGCCCGTCCGGCGTGGGCCCGTTCGAGCGACCCAGAGGGCAAAAAGTAAGGCGGCGGCAGGGTGAGACGCTTTAGGGCATCCCGCCCTTGCCACCGCCCAGCGATTAACCACCGATAACGGTTACACCCTCGGCCATTGCTTTAAGGTTGACGGCATCAATGCCGCGCTGACCTTTTACGAAACTGGGATAAATGCCAAGCTGAATGTTGGTAAACTTTACCAGATGGTCATAGGCATCTTCACCCAGCAGCTGCTTGCCCGGAATCTTAACATCAAGGCGTTCACCCTGAAAGCCGGAACAAGTCACCGTGTAAGTGTAGCCCAGAACGGTGTCGGTGCGATTGCCGTTAATGTACTCGTTGTAAGGGCGAATACCGCACAGGCGAAGACGCTCACCGAGGGTCGCAGGCGATACAATCACCTGCTTGATGGTCGCATTGTTCAAACGCATATTGTTTTTCCTCCTTTCTGGCCGCTGCATCACAATCCGAAGACTGCTTGCGTTGGTCGTCTATGTACGCCGCAATATCGCGATACATCAGGCAGGCAATACGGTCAATATCAAATTTTGACATCTTGAAGTCCATACTGCCCTCTTGACATTAGCGGAGTTGTAGCGTATCATAGTGATACATTCAGTGCATTTCGTTTGGTTGTATCACTATGATTAGTATAGCAGCATTTACTTATGTCCGCGATAGCTAAACCATACGCGCCAATTTGCGCACAGTCGGTTGTCGCACATTTGGGAGGAATTATGAACATTACATTTTGTGATGGAATGCTTCTACAAGTAACCTTACATGACAACAAGGCTACCGTCATTTCAAAACAAGAAATCGGAACAGAAACCATAGATTTTTATAATTACTTTGCAAAATATCGCTTGTCCCCTAAAGAGCAACTTTTGACGTTGTCAAATTGCCCAGATAAAGAAGCTATTGAAATCATTTCCGGGCAGCCACTTGTAAATCAATTCTTTTTAGATTGCATTAACAGCCGCACCACTATTTACCCGCAAAGTAAACAGTCTGCCACCGAAGAAGCCTTGACCTATACCTGCAATCTTGTTCAGTATGCTTTTTCTGATTTAGACGCAGCTTTTTCCGAGCGCCCCGGTACTGACGATACCAGCACACAGCGTTTTGATAAAACGGTTTATCTGTTCACGCATGAGGAACTTGAAGACGGTCAAACCGTTTTCAAGCCCAACCAATTTACAACTTCCTTTGTCCTGCTGGATAATAAAATCGTTCTGGTGTACACGGTAAAATCCTTATACGAATATCTCGCTCTTGATTTTTACCACATTTATTTTTCATCGGATTCTGTCAAACAAGTTGCTGTCTGTCCCTGCTGCAAAAGAGCTTTTCGCATGAGCCAGCGCAACAACCTTTATTGCAGTAAATCGTGCAAGGATAAACACATCAAAGCCAATAACAAAAAAAGCCCCTACTATTCTAAATATCGCTACTTGCAGCAGTACCATAATAGGCAACTTAACGAACTGCGCTCTCAAATGACAGATTCATCACCACAAGTGCAAAAGTTACAGGGTATTTATGATACTTGGAACGAATGGGCGCACTCGGAATATGAGCAGGCAACCAAAACCTACAATCTTATACAACAAGAAAAGTTCAAGTTCTTTATCAATGTGAACGCCTACCGCCAAGCGCAGGCAAATAATAGCTTTCCAGATTTTGAAACGGAATCCACCGAAGAATTTGGAGAACGCCTAAAAGCAAAATGGCAAGAACTCAAAAGAGGTGCAAAATGACAATGGAATCCAAACGTGCCGTTATCTATGCCCGATATTCGAGCAGCCATCAGCGAGAAGAAAGTATTGAACGCCAGATTGAAATTTGCAATGACTATGCTACCGCACACAATATGCTCGTAATCGGCTCCTATGTAGACCGAAAGAAAACCGGAAAAACTGATACCCGGCCCGACTTCCAGCGAATGATTTACGAAAGCAGCAAGCATTTATTTGACATTGTTCTGGTCTGGCGTTATGACCGCTTTGCCAGAAACTTAGATGACCACGGCGCATATGAACGGCTGCTCCACCAAAACAGCGTTGACCTAATTTCGGCAACCGAAGAAATCCCCGAAGGAAGTCACAGCGCCATCATCAAAGCCGTTATCCTCGGCGGTAATGAATCCTACTCTGTCGAACTGGCAGCAAAAGTATCAGACGGAATGCACCGCGCAGCTATGCAGGGGCAGACTTCCGGCGGGCCGCGTGTTTTCGGTTATCGCGTTGTAGATAAACACTACGTTCTCGATGAGGGCGAAGCACAGGTTATCCGCCAAATCTTCACATGGTACGACCAAGGGAAATCCATGACGGAAATCGTAAATCAACTCAACGCGCAGGGCGCTGTCAATGCCGCCGGAAAGCCATTCATCATTTCAGTAATGCGCCGCATACTGACTAATAAAATGTATATCGGTATCCGTCTATACAAAGGGGAAGACATCGGCATTCGCGTCCCGGCTATCATTGACAAGGAACTTTTTGACCGCGTACAAATCCAAGTTGGAAAGAACAAATGCGCCCCCGCAAGAAACAAACCGCTAAACGACCAGTATCTACTTACGACCAAACTGTTCTGCGCGCAATGTGGCAGCACTATGTCCGGCATTTCCGGCATATCTAAAAACGGCAGCAAGTACCAATATTATTCCTGCACCAACCGTTCCAACAAAAAGGGCTGTACAAAGCGCTACATCGGCAAAGAAGTCCTTGAAACCGCTGTTGTCGATACCGTTAAAAAGGTACTGCTGGCAAACAATATCCCCGAACTGGCGAAAGCCGTTGTCAAATGCTGCAACGATGCACAGGATAACGGCAACTTGCTGAAACTTGAAAGCGAACTGCGCGAAGTGAACAAAGGCATCAATAATCTGCTTGACCTCATTGAAGCCGGGCGCAACTCGCAGGCAATGGCAGACCGCCTTGAACAGCGTGAACAGCAAAAGAAACTGTTGGAGCAAAACATCGCAAAAGAAAAAGTCCTCCATCGGATACCGACAGAGGACGAAGTAATTTTCTTTTTCAACAACTTTATTCAGGGCAACATTGATAGTCTGGAATACAACCGTTATCTGATTGACATTCTGGTAAACAGTATCTATCTTTCTGATGAAGAAGACGGCACACAAAAAATGACCGTCCTGCTAAATACGCAGAACGGTCAAGAAACTGTTACATTAAACGACCTTACACAGTGTTCGTCTAATGTTCATATGGTGCACCATCGGGGACTCGAACCCAGGACCCACTGATTAAGAGTCAGTACTGGGCAACGATACAACGTTCAAATTATCGCTTTACCGTTAGTCTCAGGTAGTCAAAAGTAGTCAGGATGGCTCCGGGATGTAGTCAGTTTGTAGTCAGGCAGTTCCCGCCGTACTATCCGCGGCGGGCGGGGCAGAGTTGAAATAATCGTCCAGTTTGCCGCTTACTTTCAGGCCGTCTTCGGCTTCCAGATGGGTGTAGATGCGGGCCGTCATCTCGATGCTGGCGTGACCAAGCAGCTGCTGGGCGGTGCGCAGATCCACACCGGCGTGGTACAGGCAGGTGGCATAGCTGTGGCGCAGCATGTGGGCGTGCACCGGCAGCAGTGACACCCCCGCCACATAATAAGCCCACATCTTTTTATAGGCTGATTGCGTCATCACGCCGCCGTCAGCTTTGGTCACAACGTGCTCTCCCAGGCGCGGGGTGGCATCCAGAATCGCCCGCAGCTTGGCGGGCACCGGCACCAGGCGGTGGGAAGCCGCGTTTTTCAGTTCCATACTGGGGTCCGGCTGATTGCCGCCCGCAAAGGTCACGGCCCTGCTGACAACCAGCGCCGCCGGGCCGACATCCCGCCATTGCAGGCCCAGGGCCTCTTCCTTGCGCAGGCCGCAGTAGTAGCAGAGCGCGCAAAACACCTTGGCCCGCGGCTCCGCAATGGAGGACAACAGCTCCTCCGCTTCGTCCTGCGTCAGGTATTTCTTTTGCTTAGGGCGCGCGTGGGTCGTAATGCGGATGCCGTCGGTGGGGTCATCGCGGATCAGGTGGTTCGCTTGGGCCGTCTGCATGATCTGCCGCACCGTGATCAGCACCTTGTGCTGCAGGGATTCCGACTGCTCCGTGATTTCCGCCATAATAGCCCGGATATGTACCGGCCGCACCTCCTGCAGCTCCATGCATCCAATGTGCTGCATGATGTGCAGATTGTAGGCATCCCGGTACATTTTGGTGGTGGCGGGCCGCAGCCCCTGCTTATAGGAGCGCAGCCAGATTTTTGCCCACTCGCCCACCAGGGTGTGGTCCCCCACTTCCAGCCCCGCTTCATCCTGCGCCTGCACGGAGCGCACCGCGGCTTTCAGTTCCGCTTCGGTGCGGCCATACACCAGCCGCGTTTTGCCGTTGAAAAGGGTGATCCGCTTCTGGTAGCGGCCATCTGGACGGCGGGTCAATTTTTGTTTGGGCATAAAAAATACACCTCCAAGGTATGACTTGTAAGCCTGCCTTAAAGGTGATACAATACAAGTGTTGGGTTGGTATTGTATCCACTTTTAGTGGGCAAGCTGATCTATGGAAACGCTCTCGGTGTTGGTAGCACCGGGGGCGTTTTTTTTATTTATATGTTGCTATTTCAATAAAAAATTTTGTCCTTTTGTCAATCAAAGAAACTGCCGCAAAAATGGGGCGCGCTTCCTTTTTTGCATTGTAAATAGCGTCTTCCAAATAGCTGGGTCGCAGTTCCCCAATCTTTGTATCGTTCCAATATGCTTCAATCGGAAAGCACTCCGCATCTCCCGATTTTGATAATTTTAATTCTATTGGATCTCCTCTTTTCACTCCCATGGAGAGAAGCGTCGATGTCCTCTTTCTGTTACTACTTAGCGTAACATCTGCGTACAAGTTAGCTCGCAGACGCCCCTCCATCTGTGCTGGTGACAGCGGATTGTCTCCCAGTAATTTTCTAATCTCAGATTCTGAAGCATACAAAAATTTATCTTCAGCCGTGATCCTGCCTACTTGTTCCTGAAAAGTCATCGCGTTTTTTCTCCCTTCTGCAGACAACTTACCGCTTTACGCCATCATTTCTTTCAGATTTTCCCTGTCCCAAAGCAAAACGTTCGTCTTTTGGGCCGTTTCGATTGCTGCGGGGGTAAATGTACTGTTGGTAAGCACTACAGCAACCATCCGGTGGTAATACTGCGCGCCGGATGTTGCTTCCTGCACAGCATGGTTTCCCACCTTATCCGAATAGCATTTACACTGCACTGCATAAGTTACGCCGTCTTTTTCTGCCAGAACGTCCACGCCAAAATCCCCGCTGGCCTGTGTGACCTCTACATTTACAAAGCCATTTTCCTTTAGCAGTTCGGCACAGAAATATTCAAATTCATGGCCATCCATGGCATCTACTGCCGCAAGCTTGTTTTGCATTTCCGGGTAGTAGTTATCTGACAGCACTTTTTTGAGCTTTTTAATCTTATATTCAAGAACCCGTATTCTGATTAGATTCTCGATTCTTACCAGCGGAAACGAAAGAAGCGCCGCAATAATTGCTATTCCTAAAAGAACAAAGGCCGTGGCTTTTCCTCTTTGAATTGAGGAGATTCCAAATCGCAAAAAGATCAGCACGAAAACCGCGCAAAATGTTATTAGGTACGGACGACTTTTTATCGTATTCCAGAGCTTTGATTTCACTGTGTGCCGCCTTTCTGCCACTCGCTGTGGCATATTTATTTAACGTACTTTCTCAAAACCAGTGTGTATACCCCGTTGCCTTGCCTTCTATCTGGATGTCATCCAGCTCCGGGCCGGAGTAGGATTTGGGGCGGTAGGCGCTGTTGGCGGGCACAAGGGTGATGGTGCTGCCGTCATAATACACGCGCTTGAGGGTGGCTTCGTCCCCAATGCGGACGGCGGCTATTTCGCCATCTTCCACCTGCGGCTGGGTTTTGATGTAGACCACATCATTATCCCGGATGCCTGCATCGATCATGCTGTCGCCATGGCAGCGCAGGCAGAAATCGCAGACGATGCCCTCCGGCACATCCACATACTCCTGCACGTTCTGCTCTGCGGTGATGGGCTCACCGCAGGCAATATCCCCCACCAGCGGCCGCTTGACGGTTTTGGGGCGGGGTTCAAAGCCGGCGGGGATAGCATCATCTCGCTTTTTCTGCAAGATTAGGGCATCCTTAATATTGCCTGCTTGAGCAAGGAGATCTCCATCTATTTCATTTACAATATCTAAAGTTTTGTCATCTATTCTAACATTGCTTTTTCCCAGCAGATAATCAATAGAAGTATTATAGAAATTCGCAATGTTAATTAGCGTTTCGGAATTCGGTTCGCGTGTACCTTTTTCGTAATTCACATAAGTGGTATAGGGCATTTCCAGCGCACGCGCTGCATCTTTCATGCTTATCCCGCGTTCCTGCCGCAGTTCCTGCATTCGGTTCATTATACGAACCTCCTTTTACTCTATATGTATATTATAATACACAAAACGAGTAACAGGTCAACTACAAAGCGCAAAAAATACTCAAAATGGGCATGGTGCACAATTTGCATCAACTCATTTTGAGCATTTTTTGTCTTTACAAATACCCAAAACGGGTATATTATAATTGCAGTTACCCGAAATGAGTAACGCAAAATGAAAGGAGGTAATAGTAATGCCTTATCCCAACATAAATGCCGAGCGAAGCCGCATGGGGCTGACTATTGAAGAATTGGCTGAAAAACTCGGCGTAACTCGGAAGACTGTTTATAACTGGATGGTTCGCGGGAACATTCCCCAGTCAAAGCTTGAAGCTATGTCGAGTCTTTTCAATTGTTCTATTGACTATTTGCTCAAGAAAAATCCTTAAGCCCCACCAGTCCCCTGCTTCGGACTTCCAAGGGGTTGACAAGGATAAATTTGCAAAAGGAGGTGCCCCCATGACCCTCTACACCGCCGAGCGCCTGGCCGAGATGCTGGGCGTGCAAAAATCCACCGTACAGCAGCTTGTGCGTGCCGGGGAGTTTGGCCCCACGGTCAACGTGGCACGCAAACACCTGGTGACCGAAGACGGCCTGGCCGAGTTCATTGCGCGCCGCACCGGCCCCGCGCACAGCGGCCTTGCCCCCGCACCGCAAACCAACTATCACCACCGGCACAGTGACCCTGGGCCGATCTGAAAGGAGTACATCATGCCCCAAACAAAAACAGCCGCCCCGGTGCTGCAACACCGTGACGGCCAGACGAAAAAATTCATCACCTGTATTTTACCCTACATCAGCCCCATTTGCAAGGTTTTCGCCAATTTCACGCTAACGGCCTGCGGGCTGGGCGCGCTGTGCGCCGTGGCCGCCCTGGGCCAGGGCGGCGGGGCGGCTGCAATGGCCGGGCTGGCTGGCTGCCTGCTGGGTGGCTGGGCCGCGATCACGCTGCGGGAGGTGGCGACATGCGCGGAATCGTGATTGACCCCGGCGCAAAGCCGGAACTTTACCGCCTGCCGGATACCCTGCAGGAACTGCAGCGCTTTATGGGCGGGTACGCGCAGCGCTGCCCGATCGACAACAAATTTGCCGCGCTGTTTTATCTGCCGCAGGCCGGGCAAAACCTGCCGACCCGGCATTACAATGGCCGCTGGTTTTATGGGCGGCTCTGCCTTGTGGGCTGGCGCAACGCCCGCATGACGGACCTTCCCATGCCGCTGGCCGAAGAACTTCTGCAAAAATTCACCCCTGTGGAGGTAACGCCATGAACGAGTATGACGCCATCCGCGCTGCTTTTGCCCACAACCGCAAGGATGCCGAACTGCTGCTGCACGAAACCGTGCGCAGCATTCTGGCCGAGGCAACGAGCAACAAGGTCAAACAACTGGAAAAGATCAGCCTGTGCTACAGCGCCGCAGACACCGGCGCCGCCCAGCGCAAAGCGCTGATCGACATGGAGGTAGAAGGTTGACAGACTACATGATCTGCCAGAACCAGGACAACCACCTGCTGTACGCCTTAAAGCACGGCAGGTTCTGGTTCTGGGACAAACACCAAAACAAATGGGTGCCCAGCGATTGGGCCGCCCAGCAGTACGCCAAGGCCCAGACCAAAGAGCCTGACCTGACGCAGGAAGACTGGCTGGGGTACTGCTTCGGCATCCTGATGGATGACTACGAGGTACCGGACGCTGTGGTAAAAGCCCTGCGCGCGCTGTCCAACAAGGAGGAACCACCATGCAAAGTGAACACGACTGCCCCGAATGCGGATGCTGCTGTGACTATGGCCGCCCCTGCTGCCACGTTGGCGGAGGAAACATCGACCACCCAGGCGGATGCAAACAGCTGCCCGCCGGACCCCTGCTCCCCTGCGGATGCTTCCGGTGCAATGTCAAGCCCGTCCGGTGCCGCAGCTGCCTGTTCGGCAGCGGAGTTTGATTATTCGGGGCTGGATGCCCAAACCGTTACCGACCTGCACCTGGCCGAACAGATGTACACATCGGGACGCAAGCTGGCCGAAATGGGCCTGCGCCGCATGGCTGACGGCGTTTCCATTGCGCACGACGCGCTGTGCGTCACCATTGCGACAAAATGTCGCAATGGTAAGGGGGCGTTTTCCGACAGCGAAAAGACCTTCGGGAGCTGGTGCGAGAGTGTCGGTCTAAACCGCAAGGCGGCCGAGCGGCTGCTGCAGGTGGCAAAGCTGTTTGATTCCAGCAGCCCCCGCGAGCAGCAAGTGCTGGAAGAACTTTCCCCTTCTTTATTATATGCTGCCGCCAAGCCCAGCGCCCCCGCTGACCTGGTACAGGCCGTCAAATCCGGCGACATTACCACCCACAAGCAATACCAGGATTTGCTGAAAGAAAACCAGCAGCTGCGCGCCGACCGGGTGAACGCCCTCAATGCCGCAGCCGCCGCCGAAGCCGCCCGCGATGCCGCCCTGGCCGATGTTGACGGCCTGCATGAGCAGAACCGCCAGCTGCAAGCCGCCGCCACCGGTGCCCAGGAAAGCTACCGCACCGCCCACAAAAACGAAGATTCCGCCCTGCGCCGCGCCGCCGAAGCCGAACAGCGGGCAAAGGAAGCGGAAAAGCAGCTGGCCGGTGCCCGCCAGGTTGCCGATGCCGCCCGGATGCGTGCCGACAAATACCAGCGGGAAGCCGAAGCCGCCAAAGCGCAGCCGGTGGCCGCCGCTGTGGACGAGGATGAGATCAACCGCCGTGCCCACACCCTGGCCGATGAACTGACCGCCCCTTTGCGCAGCGAGCTGGAAGCCGCCAAAGCTGCCGCCGCCACACCGGAACAAATCGAGCTGGACACCCGCAACGCCTATGACAGCCTGCTGCTGGCCGGGCGCGCCATGCAGAACGCCTGGAAGTCCGTCAAGCCGCAGCTGGCCAAGCTGCCGCCGGACACCCGCGCCGGGGCCATCAACCAACTGACCAACACCCTGACTGAAATTCAAACGGAGGCAATAAAATGTCTGTAAAAATTGCGGCTCTGGAAGCCGAAAATGTAAAACGCATCAAGGCGGTTGCCCTCACGCCCTCCCCCACCGGGCTGACCATTGTGGGCGGCAACAACAACCAGGGCAAAACCAGTGTGCTGGATGCCCTGGCCTGGGCCCTGGGCGGCGAGAAGTTCCGCCCTACCGCCGCTGTGCGGGACGGTGCCCTTGCCCCGCCCCACCTGAAAGTGATCCTATCTAACGGCGTTGTGGTGGAGCGCAAGGGCAAAAACAGCAGCCTGACCGTGACGGACCCCACCGGCCAGCGCAGCGGCCAGCAGCTGCTGAACGCTTTTGTGGAGCCGCTGGCGCTGGACCTGCCCCGCTTTATGCAGGCCAGCGATAAAGACAAGGCCGACACCCTGCTGAACATCATCGGTGTGGGGGATGCTTTGACCGGCCTGGACCGGGAGATCAAAGCCCTGTACGACCGCCGCACCGTGATCGGCCAGATCGGCGCCCAGAAACGCCACGCCGCCGAAGAGCTGACCGAATACCCGGACGCCCCGTCCGAACCCGTTAGCGCCATTGAGCTGATCCAACAGCAGCAGGAGATTTTGCTCCATAACGCCGACAACCAGCGCCAGCGCGACCGCCTGACCGAGATTACCCACGCCAAGCACCGCGCCATGGATGAGCTGACCCGCTTGGAGGAACAGCTCAAAAACCTGCAGGAGCACCGCAGCCAGCTGATGGAGGAATACAATGCCGCCTGCGTGCAGGAGGAAGCCGCTACCAAGACCGTGGCCCAGCTGCAGGATGAATCCACCGCCGAGCTGGAGCAGAGCATCCGCAATGTGGAGGAGATCAACCGGCAGGTATCCGCCAACCTGGCAAAATCCAAGGCTCAGGACGAAGCCGAGCGCTATGCGCAGGAATACACCGCCCTGACGGAGCAGATCAAGGCAAAGCGCACCGCCCGCATGGACCTGCTGAACGGCGCAGACCTGCCCCTGACCGGCCTGGGTGTGGAGGACGGCAGCCTGACCTACAACGGCAAACACTGGCAGGACATGAGCGGCAGCGACCAGCTGCGGGTGGCCACCGCCATTGTGCGCCGCCTGAACCCCGACTGCGGCTTTGTGCTGCTGGACAAGCTGGAACAGATGGACCTTGCCACCCTGGCGGAGTTCGGCAGCTGGCTGCAGGCCGAAGGATTACAGGCCATCGCCACCCGCGTTTCGACCGGCGGGGAGTGCCAGATCATCATTGAGGATGGCAGGGCAAAAGGCGCCGAGGAACCACCCGCCCCCAAAGCATGGACGAAAGGAGCGTTCTGAAATGAGCAAATACGCAATCACATCCGGCACCATTGCTGCGCCGGTCAAAACCGTTCTGTACGGGCCGGAGGGCATCGGCAAAAGCACGTTTGCCGCCCAGTTCCCCGCCCCGGTATTCATTGACACCGAGGGCGGCACCAAGCGGCTGAACGTTGCCCGCCTGCCCGCGCCCACCAGCTGGGCCATGCTGCTGGATGAAGTTGCCGAGGTCAGCCGCGGCAATGTGCCCTGCGGCACCCTGGTGATTGACACCGCCGACTGGGCCGAACGGCTCTGCATTGACGCCGTCTGCGCCCGCGCCAAGGTCAAGGGCATTGAGGATTTCGGGTACGGCAAGGGCTATACTTACGCGAAAGAAGAGTTCGGCAAGCTGCTGGATGCCCTGGAAGAGGTGCTAAACACCGGGCACAACGTGGTGGTTCTGGCCCATGCTGCCATCACAAAATTTGAGCAGCCCGATGCCGTGGGCAACTATGACCGCTGGACCATGAAAACCAGCAAACAGGTAGCCCCTCTGCTGCGGGAATGGTGCGACATGCTGCTGTTTGCCAACTACAAAACCGTGGTAGAAAAGGCCGGCAGTGCCCCCAACGCCAAGAACAAGGCCAGCGGCGGGCGGCGGGTTCTCTACACCAGCCACCACCCCTGCTGGGATGCCAAAAACCGCTTTGGTCTGCCGGAAGAACTGCCCTTTGAGTATGCCAGCATCGCCGCCTGCATCCCGGACCCGCACCCCGGCGCAGCCCCCGCGCCGCGCCCCATCATGGTAGAGGATGCCCCCGCCCCCAAGCCTGCACCGGTGCCGGTTCCCGCTGCACCTGCTGCACCGCCTGCCGTGCCTGCCGTGATCTCCGCCAGTGATCTGCAGGCGCAGGGCGTGCCGACCGCCCTTGCTCAGCTGATGGCCGCCAATAATGTGACCCCGGAGGAACTGCAGACCGTGGTCGGCCAGCGCGGGTACTTCCCCGCCGATATGCCGGTCAAGGATTACCCGGCTGATTTCGTCAGCGGCTGCCTGGTGGCCGCCTGGCCCCAGGTGCTGGAGATGATCTGCACCAACCGCGATGTACCGTTTTAACAAATACAAAGGAGATTTACCCATGGCTGAATATATGAACAACATGCCGGATGCTGCCCTGGACTGGGACAGCGAGGTTACCAACGAACAGCGGGAATTTGTGCTGCTGCCTGCGGGCGATTACCTGTTTACCGTGCAGAGCTTTGAGCGTGCCCGCTATGAGGGCAGCGCCAAGCTGCCGCCCTGCAGCATGGCCAAGCTGACCATTACCATCCATGGCGGCGACAAAGGCGAAACCACCGTCACCCACCGCCTGTACCTGCACACCAAGACCCAGGGCCTGCTGGGCGCCTTTTTTGAGAGCATCGGCCAGTGCAAGCGCGGCGAGACGTTCCGCCCCCGCTGGAACGAAATTGTCGGCGCGCAGGGCATGTGCCGCCTGGGCGTGCGGGAATACACCAAGCAGAGCGGCCCCCACGCCGGTGAGACCGGGCAGGCCAACGAGATTGAAAAGTTCCTGCCCCGCCCCGAACCCACCGCCGCCCCCAGCACCGGGTGGAAACAGGGAGCTTTTTAAGTTAGGAGGTAGGAGTTAAAACGGGCCTAAGGTCCGGCATTGTAGGGAACGGTCTATCTCCGGCCTAAGAGCCGGGGCGTTGCCCCGGTTGGCCTCCGAAACGCGCCTGCGGGCGCAGTGACCGTTCCGAAAACCCCGCCGTATATGCCACAACAGGATTTGCCACAGGGCGACGAGCGCACAATGTGCGCTCCTACGGGATTGCGGCCCAATTTTCAAATCGTGCGTGAACGCGCACACCAATAACTCCTAACTCCTCACTCCTCACTAACACGGAAAGGATACTTATGCCCAACACAAACTCTCTCCCCTTGCGCCCCTATCAGCAGCGGGCGAAAGAACAGATTCATACAGAGTGGGAACAGGGGCGGCTGCGCACGCTGCTGGTGCTGCCCACCGGCACCGGCAAAACCATTGTGTTTGCTGCCGTGGCCGAAGACCAGGTGCGCGCCGGGGACCGGGTGCTGATCCTGGCCCACCGCGGCGAACTGCTGGAACAAGCCGCCGACAAGCTGCAAAAATCAACCGGCCTGGGCTGCGCGGTGGAAAAAGCCGAACAATCCTGCCTGGCCAGCTGGTACCGCGTTGCCGTTGGCAGCGTGCAAAGCCTGCAGCGCCCCCAGCGGCTGGAAAAGTTCCCCCACAATTATTTCAGCACCATCATCATTGACGAAGCCCACCATGCCGTGACCGACGGCTACCGCCGCATTCTGGACTGGTTCCCCGCGGCCAAGGTCCTGGGCGTAACGGCCACGCCGGACCGCGGCGACCTGCGCAATCTGGGCGAGGTGTTCGACAGCCTGGCCTATGAGTACAAACTCACCGATGCCATCCGGGACGGCTTTCTGTGCCGCATTATGGCGCAGACCATCCCCCTCAAGCTGGACATCTCCACCGTGGGCATGTCCGGCGGGGACTATGCCGTGGGCGAGCTGGGCAGTGCCCTGGACCCTTATCTGAACCAGATCGCCGCCGAGATGGCGCACTACTGCAAGGGGCGCAAAACCGTTGTCTTTCTGCCGCTGATCAAAACCAGCCAGAAATTCCGGGATACCCTGAACCGCCACGGATTCCATGCTGCCGAGGTCAACGGCCAGAGCACCGACCGCGCCCAGGTCCTGGCAGATTTTGACGCCGGAACCTACAACGTGCTGTGCAACAGCATGCTGCTGACCGAAGGCTGGGACTGCCCCAGTGTGGACTGCGTTGTGGTGCTGCGCCCCACCAAGGTGCGCAGCCTGTACAGCCAGATGGTGGGCCGCGGCACCCGCCTGTGCCAAGGCAAAAAGGACCTGCTGCTCCTGGATTTCCTCTGGCTGACCGACCGCCACGAGCTCTGCCGCCCGGCCGACCTTGTGTGCGAGGACCACGCCGTTGCCCAGCAGATGACCGATCACCTGGCTGCCGCCGCCTGCCCGGAGGACGTGGAGGAAGCCGCCCGGCAGGCCGCCGAAGATGTGGTGGCCCAGCGGGAGGAAGCCCTTGCCAAGCAGCTGGAAGAACAGCGCCGCAAGCGCGCCCGCCTGGTTGACCCGCTGCAATACGAAATGAGCATCCAGGCTGAGGATCTGGCCGGTTATGTGCCCGCCTTTGGGTGGGAAGCCGGTCCCCCCAGCGCCGAGCAAACCGCCGCGCTGGAAAAGCAGGGCATCTGCCCCGATGCGGTGGAATCCGCCGGCAAAGCATCCCTGCTGCTGGACCGGCTGAACAAGCGCCGGGATGAGGGATTAACCACCCCCAAGCAGATCCGCTGCCTGGAAAAATACGGCTTTCAGCATGTGGGCACCTGGAGCTTCAACGCCGCCAAGCACATGATCGACCGTATCGCCGCCTGCGGCTGGCGCGGCACCCCCAAGGGCGTGGACCCAAAGACCTATATGCCCTCTGCGGAAACAACCCCAATCTTTGACTTCGGATGGTAAACGGAATGGACAATGCAAATGATCTCAAGGAAGCCTTGGACTTTATCTCCCCGGCAAACCTGACCTATGAAGAATGGGTCACAGTGGGAATGGGGCTGAAAGAAGCCGGGTTCCCCGTGACCGCGTGGGAACAATGGAGTTCCCGCGATGGCAGCCGGTACCACAAGGGCGAATGTGCCCGCAAGTGGGAAAGTTTCCGCGGCAATCCCAAACCGATCACCGAGAACAGCATTTTCGCCCTGGCACGCAATCACGGCTGGCCGGGCCCCGCCGGGCATGAGCTGGACTGGAACGACGCGATCTGCGCTCCCGGCACCCGGCCGGACGGCGTTGTGGTTGATACCCGCTGGCTGGATGTGCAGGAGCTGAACATCCCCGAACAATGGGACCCCGCCGACCAGCTGCGCCGCTACCTGCAAGCCCTGTTTGAGCCGGAGGACCATGTGGCCTATGTGACCGAAAGCTACCTGCGGGATGACCGCTATGCCCCCACAAAAGGCTGCTGGGACCGCACCGCCGGTCAGCTGATGGACGAGCTTGCCCGCTGCGGCGGGGACATCGGCGCTGTGGTGGGCGATTACAACCCCGCCGCCGGTGCCTGGATCTGCTTCAACCCCGTGGAGGGCGGCCGCAGCAACAACAATGTGACCGACTACCGCTATGCCCTGGTGGAATGCGACAACATGGAGCTGGAAAAGCAGCAGGCCATTATCCGCCAGCTGGAACTGCCCTGCGCGGCCCTGGTGTACAGCGGCAGCAAAAGCCTGCACGCCATTGTGCGGGTCGGCGCGCCGGATTATACCGAGTACCGCCGCCGGGTTGACTACCTGTACGCTGCCTGCAAGAAAAACGGCCTGACGCTGGACGAAGCCAACCGCAACCCTGCCCGCCTATCCCGCATGCCGGGCATCCTGCGCGGCGGCAAAAAGCAGTACCTGCTGGAAACCAACACTGGCAAATCCTGCTGGGAGGAATGGAAAGACTGGTTTGAAGCCTGCACGGACGACCTGCCCGATACCGAAAGCCTTGCCGATGACTGGGCCAGCCTGCCGCCGCTGGCAGATGCCCTGATCGAAGGGGTGCTGCGCCAGGGCCACAAAATGCTTCTGGCTGGTCCCAGCAAAGCGGGCAAAAGCTTTGCCCTGATCGAACTGTGCATCTGCCTTGCCGAGGGTGCCCCCTGGCTTGGCCGCTTTGCCTGTGCGCAGGGCAAGGTGCTTTATATCAATCTGGAACTGGACCGCGCCAGCTGCCTGCACCGCTTCAAAGATGTATACGAAGCTTTGCACCTGCCGCCCCGGAACCTTGCCAACATCGACATCTGGAACCTGCGCGGTGCCTCCGTCCCCATGGATAAGCTGGCTCCCCGCCTGATCCGCCGGGCTGCCAAGAAAGGCTACCTGGCCGTTGTGCTGGACCCGATCTATAAAGTCATCACCGGCGATGAAAACAGCGCTGACCAGATGGCCAAGTTCTGCAACCAGTTTGACCTGGTCTGCCGGGAACTGGACTGTGCCGTCATCTACTGCCACCACCACAGCAAGGGCGCGCAGGGCGGCAAGCGCAGCATGGACCGTGCTTCCGGCTCCGGTGTGTTTGCCCGTGACCCGGATGCCATGCTGGATATGACCGAGCTGGTCCCCACCGATGCCATCCGGGAGCAGCTGCACAACAAAGCGGCCTGCGCCGCAGCCAAAGCCCTGCTGGATGCCCGCGGCCATGCCGATGCTTACGGCCCGGACGATGCCCTGAGCCGCAGCCGGATGCTGGCCATTGCCAAGGAACACCTGCCGCTGCCCGATCTGCACCGCCTGGATGCAGACACCGCGGCTGCCATCAAGCGCGCCGATGCCATGACCGCCTGGCGCATTGAGGGCACTCTGCGCGAGTTTGCCCGCTTTGACCCGGTCAACCTCTGGTTCGACTATCCCGTACACAAGCTGGACAGCGGCCTGCTGGAGGACCTGCAGCCAGAAAGCGATTACAAGCAGCTTGGCTCCCGCGGTGCCGCAAAGCGCTGGGGAGACAAAGATACTGCCGCCAAAAGCAAGCGTGCCGAACTGCGCACCGCCTTTGAAGCCTGCACCATGGATGGTAAAGTGACCATTTACAGCATGGCTGAATACCTGAACCTGAAGCCCGATACCGTGCGCCGACGCCTGAAATCCGACGGAGGATTTTGGATTGATGGCACCAGCGTGGGGCTGAAAGAGCCCGGAAGCAACGGATAATATTTCTTATATTTCACGGAGAATAGCCGCTATCACAAATCCGTCCGAACTTCCGTATTCCGGAAAATAGCCGCTATCCGTACCAAATACGGACGGAAAATAGCCTTATATATATAGTAAAAATCCGTCCGTGTGTTGGGGTATCCCAGAGGATGGGGCGTACACAACCCCCATCCCTCCGGGAACCCACCCCAACACGTTGGCCACAAAATAAGAACGAGGTGAAAATACATGCAATTTTTTATTCCCATGCAGCCGCCCACCACAACCCACAATGCCAAGCAGCTGCATGCCTTTATGCGCGGCGGCAAGCCCTGCGCCGTGTTGCACGACAGCCCGGAGCTGAAAGCCACCCGTGCCAAGCTGCACGCCTACCTGGCCCCTTATGCACCGCCTACCCCCTGCAGCGGCCCGGTGCGGCTGTTGGTCAAGTGGCTGTTTCCCACTGACGGCCGCCACAATGACGGCGAGTGGCGCACCACCAAGCCCGATACCGACAACCTGGAAAAAGCCCTGAAAGACGAAATGACCCGCCTGCACTTCTGGCGCGATGACGCATTCGTGTGCAGTGAGGTGGTTGAAAAGTTCTGGGCCGATACCCCCGGCATTTTCATCAAGGTGGTGGAATTATGATGCCTGTTTCAAGCGGAATGCGGTTCGATGCGGAAAACAGCCGGTGCATCCCTGCCGAACGGATGACGCCGGAAGAGCTGCGCCAGCTGCACCGCCTGGCCATTGAGCGCCGCCCCGAAGCCTGTTTTGGCTGCGGGCTGGAACATGATTGTTTTGTGTATGGGCATGGATGTGCCGTCATCCGCAAAGCATTGCGGCTGTTGGGAGGTGGGGCGGATGCCTGTCTTTGATTCCAACTGTCTCTACATCATCCAATGCCTGGCCCTTGTGTTTCTTGTGGCCCCCTGCGTGCTCTTTGCCGGCGGAATGCTGATCTGTGGGCTGATGTGGTGCGGGCTGCGCATCACCCGCGCCATGCACCTGCGGCTGCTGGGTCTGCCGCGGTGCGGGCGCTGCCGCTACTGGGCCACCGTCCAGTGCCCATTGTACGGCCGCAACACGCCGGATGATTTTTGCAGCCGCGGCGAAAGGTGGGGTGACTGATGGACATTCTGCTTTCGATTATCGGCAGCGCCGTTCTGGCCGCGCTGCTGGCCGCCGCCTACACCGCCGGGCTCTGCGCCGGAAAAGCCGCCGCCCACCTGGACGAGGACGACGAACCGAAGATCTACATGGATCATACACATGGAGGTGAGGATTGATGCCGAAATATTCCGATAGGCCCTGCGCCCGCTGCGGCAAAACGATGCTGCATGCCTATTGCAGCCAGCGCTACTGCAAAGCCTGTGCCCCACTAGTGCGCAGCGACGACGCCATCATCAACCGGGCCAAGCAGCGCAGCAAACGTGCCATGAGCGAGATCGCCCGCGTGGAACGTGCCGCCAAGGCCGCCGGTATGAGATACGGCCAGTATGTGGCACGCTACGACCCGCCGAAGGCAAGACCTAAACCACAAAAGGAACGATACCATGACCTATGAAGAGAAAGTCGCCTGGCTGCGTCGCTACCAGAACAGCCTGTGCCGGGAACGCGAGTTGGCCGCGGAACTTGAACAGCTGCACAGCCGCGCCTGCAAGGTCACACCAGCTCTAACAGGTATGCCGAGCGGCCCCGGTGACGGCCAGAGCTTGCTGCGCGCTGTCGAGAGCATCGTGCAGGCTCAGCAGGAACTGAAAGCCCAGATCAACGTCTGCGGTGCGATTCGGCGCGAGATCGTCGCCGCGCTGGAACAAGTCACCAACGCCCGCGACTATGAGATTCTGCGGCGGCGGTACCTGCTGGGGCAGCGATGGGAAGAAATCGCCGTTGAGATGCACTACAAGTACCAGCACGTTTGCAGGTGCCACAGGGCCGCAGTAGCCAAACTTGTGATAGAATGTGATACTTAAACATGCTATACTGGTAATATCAAAAGCCGTAAGGAACGGGGCGACCGCCTTACGGCTTTTGTATTGTCATTTTATCCTCCCCATTTCAGCCAGACGACCATGCACCGTCTGGCTGTTTTTATGCCGCGCAGCCGGCCCTTTGGCAGGGGCGCTGTGTTCCCAGGCAACGGCACAGCAAGGGTGCAAGGCCCTTGTGCGGCCCCACTCCCCGGCACCCGGCAAAGGCTCACACACTTTACTCTCTTTCCTTTTGCCCGTGCGTGCCGGGGTTCTTTAATATTCCACCCCGCCCCAACATGGCGGGGTATTTTATTGCAGAAAGGCGGTGAAACATGGCATACAAACGCAACCCGGTTGGGCGACCCCCGAAGTACAAGAGCGTGGAAGAGATCCAAGGCAAAATTGATGCCTATTTCACCGCCTGCAAGGGGCACCCCCTGATGAACCCGGATACCGGCGAGCCGTTCCTGGACAAATACGGCCTGCCCATTATTGTGGATGCCAAACCGCCGACGGTAAGCGGGCTGGCCCTGGCGCTGGGGTTTTCCTGCCGCCGGGACCTGAACGCCTACCAGGGCAAAAAGGAATTTTGCACCACGATTACGCGCGCGAAGGCCCAGTGCGAAGCATACGCCGAAGAACGCCTGTTTGACCGGGACGGCACCAACGGCGCGCAGTTCAGCCTGCGCTGCAACTTTGGCTGGAACGACAAGCCCGCCGAAGCACCGCCCCCGCCCAATGATGACGGCTTTTTGACCGCAATGCAGCAGCAGGCGCCCGAAGTCTGGAAGGATGGTACGGATGAACCCGGTTAAGCCTGCCGCGTTCCGGTTCCGGCCGTTCAGCCGCCGCCAAAAGCAGGTGCTTACCTGGTGGTGCAGCACCTCCCCCGTACAGGCGGCGGACGGGCTGATCGCAGACGGGTCCATCCGCTCCGGCAAAACCGTTTCGCTCTCCCTCAGTTTTGTGCTGTGGGGCATGGCGCGCTTTAACGGCCAGAACTTTGCCCTGTGCGGCAAGACCATTGCCAGCCTGCGGCGCAACGTGGTGGGGGTGCTCAAGCAGATGCTGACCGCCCGCGGCTACACTGCCGCCGAGCGCCGGGGCGACAATCTGTTGATTGTGACCCGCGGGACCGTGACCAACGATTACTACCTGTTCGGCGGCAAGGACGAGGGAAGCCAGGACCTGATTCAGGGCATTACGCTGGCGGGCGCGCTGTTTGACGAAGTTGCCCTGATGCCGGAAAGCTTTGTAAACCAGGCCACTGCCCGCTGTTCTGTGGACGGTTCCAAGTTCTGGTTCAACTGCAACCCGGAGGGGCCGGAGCACTGGTTCTACAAAAGCTGGATTTTGTAGGCCCGCGCCAAGAACCTGCTGTACCTGCACTTTACGATGGATGACAACCTGAGCTTGTCCGAGCCGATCAAGGCGCGGTACCGGGCACAGTACACCGGCGTGTTTTATGAGCGGTACATCCGCGGGCGCTGGGTGGTGGCCGAAGGTCTGGTTTATCCCTTTGTGGCGGCCAACCCGGATGCCTACCTGCTGCGCGGGCCGACCGCCGGGATGGATGGCCGCTTTTTTGTCTCGATCGACTACGGCACCCACAACCCGTGCAGCATGGGGCTGTGGTGCGTGCAGGCCAACCGGGCAGTGCGCATCAAGGAAAGTTACTACAACTCCCGCGAGGTCCAGCACCAGCGCACCGATGAAGAGCATTACGCCGCGCTGGAAGAGCTGACCCGCGGTTACTATGTGCAGGAAGTGGTGGTGGACCCCTCCGCCGCGTCCTTTATTGAAACCATTCGCCGCCATGGGCGGTACATGGTGCGGGCTGCCGCCAACGATGTGCTGGACGGCATCCGGGTCACGGCCAGCTTGCTGCAAGCCGGGCGGGTGCAGATCCACGAAAGCTGCACGGATGCCCTGCGGGAGTTCAAAACCTACTGCTGGGACGACAAGGCCCCGCAGGATGCCGTCATCAAGGAGAACGACCACGCCATGGACGACATCCGTTATTTTTGTTATACCGTGCTGGCCCGCGAATACCGCTGGGCGGATTGGAGGAAGTGAAGATGTTCCAAAAGCTCTTGCGCTGGCTGCGCGCCCAGATCGGCACGCTGTTTGGCGATGCCCCCGGCGCAAACGACATTATCCTGTCCGGCCAGATGGAACATGCCCTTGCCTTGTGGGCCCAGATGTACGAGACGGGCGGCCCCTGGTGCACAGCCAAAAACGACCTGCACAGCCTGCATATCGCAGCCAGCGTGGCGCGAGAGTTCGCCCGGCTGGTCACGATGGAGCTGAAAGTCAGCCTGTCCGGCTCCCCGCGGGCGGACTATCTGGCAGAACAGCTAGCCCCGTTTCTGGACAAGCTGCCCAACTACACCGAGATTGCCTGCGCACTGGGCGGGGCGGTGTTCAAGCCCTATGTTTCCGGTGACAGGCTGCTGGTGGATGTGGTGCAGGGGGACTGCTTTTTCCCCACCACCTTTGACACCACCGGCCGCCTGACCGGGGCGATCTTCTCCGAGCAGCTCAAACGCAAAAACACGATCTACACCCGCCTGGAGCGGCACGAATACGCCGCCGGGGTGCAGACCATCCAGAACAAGGCGTTTGCCAGTTCCAGCACGGCCAGCCTGGGGCACGAGATCCCGCTGACCAACGTGCCGGAGTGGGCCGACATTACGCCGGAGGTGCGCATTGCGGTGGAGCAGCCATTATTCGCCTACTTCCGCATTCCCCTTGCCAACCGCAATGACCGGCACAGTCCGCTTGGCGCCAGCGTTTATGCCCCCGCCGTGGATACCATCCACGATGCAGACGAACAGTTTGGCCGCCTGTTGTGGGAGTACGAGGGCGGCCAGCTTGCCATTGATGTGGACGCTGCGGCCCTGCGCCCCACCGGGGACGGTGGGTTCCAGATGGACCAGCGCAGCGGGCGGCTGTACCGCGGCTGCATGACGGGCAATGTGGCGGACCGCACGCTGTTCAATGTGTTTGCGCCCGCCCTGCGGGATGAAGCCTATCTGCGCGGGCTGGACGGCATCTTGAAACGCATTGAGTTCCAGTGCGGCCTTGCCTATGGCACCCTGAGCGACCCCCAGAATGTGGACAAGACCGCCACCGAGATCATGGCAAGCAAGCAGCGCAGCTATTCCACCGTAAAAAGCATTCAGCACGCGCTGCAGGTGGCGCTGGATGACCTGCTGTACGCGATGAATGCCTATGCCGACCTGTACCAGCTGGCCCCCGCGGGCAGTTACACCGCCGTGTACAACTGGGACGACAGCATTGTAAACGACCCCAGCGAGCGCAAGCAGTTGTTCTGGCAGTATGTGCAGGCGGGCAAGTTCCCCATGCAGCGCTACCTGACCGAGTTTGAGGGCTACAGCCAGGAGGAAGCCGCCCAGATCGCGGCTGAAACCAACGCCGAGAACAGCGCCGACGAAACCCTGACCTTTGCCCCGTGAGGTGATGCCCCATGCTGACCCCTGACCAGCTGGATGCCCTGCCCCGCCGCTTTGTGCAGCTGTGGCAGCAGGTGGAAGACGACATTTTGCAGGACATTGCCCGGCGCATGAAAAGCCTGGGCGAGCTGGACCCGCTGACCCCAACGGCCATATGGCAGGCATGGCGGCTGGCCGAAACCCGCGCCGTGCGCAGCAACACCGTTGCCACGCTGGCGAAGTACACCGGCAAAAGCCGGGCGGAGATCAAGCGGCTGCTGGAAACCGCCGGGGCACAGACCCTGGCTGCGGACGATGCCGTTTACGCTGCGGCCGGGCTGGCCCCGCCGCCGGTCAACCAGTCCCCTGCCCTGCTGAACCTGCTGAACGCCGGTTACCGCCAGACCTGCGGCACCTGGCAGAACCTGACGGCCACCACCGCCAACACGGTGACCGGCGCGTTTGAGGACCGGCTTTCCCGCGCGTGGGGGCTGATCAGCACCGGAGCCCTGGATTACAGCACCGCCATCCGACGCACGGTGGATGATCTGGCGGACACAATGCCGTACATCACCTACCCCAGCGGCCACACTGACACGCTGGAAGTGGCCGCCCGCCGGGCCGTGCTGACCGGCGTGAACCAGACCTGTGCGAAATTGCAACTGAAACGCATGGAAGAGATGGGCTGCGAATTTGTGGAAGTGACCGCCCACGAGGGGGCCCGCCCCACCCATGCGGTGTGGCAGGGCAGGGTTTACCACCGCGGCGGCGCTGTGGTGCAGGACGGTGAGCGGTACGAGGATTTTGAAGCCGCTACCGGTTACGGCACCGGCCCCGGCCTGTGCGGCTGGAACTGCCGCCACAACTTTTACCCGTTCTACCCCGGCATCTCCGTGCGCAACTACACGGACGAACGCCTGGCCGAACTGGACGCCCGCAATATCCCCTACGGCGGCGGGCTGTACACCCAGTATGAGATCGCCCAGACGCAGCGGGTGCAGGAACGCAGCGGGCGTTGGAACGCAGGGTGCGCGGGCAGCAGTTGCTTGTTGAGGTAGACAATGCAGATAACGGCGAAAACGTGGAATGAGTACATCACCCGATTGTCCCGCCTGAACCAGAAAGCCGGGCAGCTCATGCGGGAATACATAGGCTCTCACGGCACCGAAAGCACGGACGACCTGATTGCCTACGCTTACGGACTTGTGACGAAATACGGCGAGGGCAGCGCGGAGCTGGCCTGCCAGATGTATGACGCCCTGGCCGAAGCGGCCAACGCCGGGGTGCCCGCATCGGAGCCTGCCGAACCGGCAGATTACGGCGAGGTGGCCCGCATGGTGAACGCCACCAAGAACCAAAACCCGGCCAACCTGCCCAACGGCGTCAGCCGCCTGGTCAAGCGTGCCGGGGCCGATACCACCCTGAAAAACGCTGTCCGCGACGGGGCTGAGTGGGCCTGGGTGCCGCACGGGGACACCTGCCCGTTCTGCATCACACTGGCAAGCAACGGCTGGCAGAAAGCCAGCAGCAAGGTGCTGAAAGGCGGCCACGCAGAACACATCCACGCCAACTGTGACTGTGAGTTTGCCATCCGGTTTGACCACAGCACCACCTTGGCAGGCTATGACCCGGAAAAATACCTGAAACAGTACCGGGATGCGGGCGGCGACATCAACAAAATGCGGCGCATCGACTACGCTGCCCGGAAGGATGCCATCAACGCCCAGAAGCGGGCGGCGTATGCGGCAAGGAAAAACTTCTCTGTTTATTCGAGCTTGAACATGGAGCCAAAACCTGTTACAATGCAGTCAATCAGCAATGTCAAGGCGTTCAGCTGTGACACGCTGGATGCTGCTGGACAACAGCAGCTGAAAAATGCGCACAAACGTCTGCTTATGACCGCATCCAAGCAGCCGCTTGGAGTGGAAGTTGGCAGGGCATACGATTTGAATATGAAACCGCTCACAAAAGAGTTAACAGGAGCAGCAGAGCGCTCAACAGTGTCGGTGCCAAAACAAAATGTGCCGTATATTGTTATCCATACACACCCTGACAGTAACATTTTCTCACAACGGGATTTGAGTAACTTTGCAAATAACGTAAACCTGAAAATGCTTACAGCTGTTGGCAATGATGGGCACGTTTATGCGGTTGAAAAATCGGCTTCGTTTGACGCAAAAGCCGTAAAAACACTGGTTTCTGATCTCGGAGAATCCGTCAACGGCATTGCAGATCAATATGATCGGAAAGAGATTTCCTATCAGGAAGTCGCCGAATCGTTGAATTTTCTCGTTCGCAACTGTCTATCAGAATTGGAGGGATACGGTGTCAAGTTCTACGAATGAAAAGTTCTTTACCCCGGAACGCATAAAGAAAATGCAGCAGTATCTGATAGACCATCCTATCGACCATAAATATGACGAACTATGCGCCCAAGATATCTATGATGGGGATGACGTTCCGCCACGGCAGCTGGCTGCACGAGGTTATTATGACGTTCTGAAAGAACTTGGAAAACTCCCGGCGGGAGTTGAATGACCGTTAAACCACGATGCACACGCACCGTGGTTTTTTGTTGCCCATTTTTTTAAAGCACTGTGCAAAAAATGCACGGTGCTTTTTTCATGCCGTCTTAGCTCATTCTGGAAGAGCGCCGGTCTCCAAAACCGGAAGCGGGAGGTTCGATACCTCCAGACGGTGCCACGCTGCAAGATCTGCAGCAAATACACGCCACGGCTGCGGAAAAGCCGGGAAAGGAATTTATCACCATGGCAGAAACTGTACATCAGGAACCCACCACCCCCGCTGTCGAGGGGCAGCAGCCGGAGCGCACCTTCACCCAGGCCGAGATGAACGCCATCATCTCCGACCGGCTGAGCCGGGAACGCTCCAAATACGCCGACTACGACGATCTGAAAGCCAAGGCCCAGCAGTTCGATGCCGCACAGGAAGCGGGCAAGACCGAGCTGCAGAAGGCAAACGAGAAGGCCGCAAAGCTGCAGGAGCAGCTGGACACCCTGACCAAGGCCAACACCCTGCGGGACATCCGCGGCAAGGTGGCGGCCGCCACCGGCGTGCCTGCCGAACTGCTTTCCGGCGACACCGAAGAAGCCTGCACTGCACAGGCGCAGCATCTGGCTGGCTACCCGCTGGCCGGCTGCCCCAGTGCCGTACAGTTTCTGGAGCTGCTGTATAATGGGATGGTGAGAGGGTTGTAA